TAAACTCAATTTGTGTATTCGCCTTCTTAAGGTTTGGATTTCCCAGGTAAACTTCACTCATAATAAAACCTCCAATTAATAATTACCTTTGTTCAATCCAGTTAAGTACCGCAAGTGCTGCTTTGTTGGTGTTGGGAGATGCACAAGCAAGAGTATAAGTATCACTGATTGTACCAATACCAGATCTTCCAAGTTGCAATGCTGCTTTATCATCAACATTAACCAGAGAGGCACCACCAGCAATCGTAAATCCTGAGAGGAGTGTTGTTCCTCCAGTGACTGCTGTTGCTGTAGTATCATATTGGATAAAAGAGTTTGGATCTGGATGATCTGTCCAACTCGCACCAGTCAAAGTTGCATTCTCAAAAAGTCTCCAATAGACATTCGTGTTATCGTTCGTTACTGCTTGTAGAGACCTCAGTAACATAACTGCCTGAAGTTCATCTGCTTTAAGACGCAAACTCACAATTGGATAGAAAGTGTTTGCGGTAGGCATCGTTGTTCCAGTGATGTCATTTGAGACACTCAACAACGTACCAAGTTTTTCTGGTTCACCTTCTTGGATCAGAGAGTTAGAACCCTGATAAAGATAATGAGTTCCAGCAACACCAGTTACATTCTCAATCTCAACACGAATTGGAAGGAATGGACTTCTACACCAAACTAAATCATTGACATTTGAGTTCTCAAATTCATGGCTAACAATAGTCTCATTTTTCATTAACCAATTAAATGTTACACCACCTGCACCATACCATTCATAGTTAATGGAAATCATCTGCTGTTTTGTAGCATCAGCAGTTACACCAGTATATCCATTACCATCAAACTTTTCACCATTCCAATTTTCTCTGGTTACTCTTGTTTCTGTGGTGATACCAGTTGCACTGCTGCGAATTACATAAGAATATGTGCCTCCATCATCCTCAAAGAAAGCACCATCAGTCTCATTAAACAATCCGAATCTTCTGCGAATACCTACTTGTGGTGCTTCTAGACGAATTGCAAATGCAAGAGTTGCTGGTCTACCAGGAATGTATCTCATTACCTGTTTAGTCTGTCTGACAACCTTACTACCAGCAGTAGAGCCAACTTCTATAACCACATTACTGGAATTGGTATTATGAGTAGCAGTTCCAACACCAGTGACTCTCTCATCCCATACATCAGTCTCCTTACCATACTGGAAGGTATTGAAGAAAACTGTTTGGAAGGGAGCAACCTTTAATCTGTTATTGTCAGAAAACTGAGGTCTCCAGTCTGTTTGGTTTCCCCAGTGATCTGCAATATTGAATACCTCAAAGAGACTTCTTTCTTGGTTTAGATAATCTTGTTCGTTTTTATTCCACTGAGCCATTAATCACTCCACGATAATCTTTCTGGTTGATATCTCTGTGCGTTTTTGATTCTAGAAGTATTTGCCTGACCAGGATAGATCTGATGAACAATCGCTCCAGGATACTCTCCTTGAATTTGTTCTGCGAGTTCATTCTTGGAAAGCATTGTACCTTCTACTTCTAGACGATACATCTTTCCTTCCCAGACAACATCAGCAAAGAAAGATTCTTGTGCCTGTTCTGGTTGAGAAGCACCTACATTTAGGGTTCCGTTGAAATCACCGTTAATGGTGATACTTTCGGATAAAAATTCTTGAAAACTTTTCATTAGCATCTCCAGCGACGACGTGCTTTACAAATTGCCTTATCGGGGTCTTTTGAGCAATCAATGTTATGCATGTCTTGCTGACCCTTAGAGCGGGCACAGAAGGACTTTCTACGCTTGCTCCTACCAGGACCAGGATCCTTCTCAGTTACGGCAGTCTTAAGTTTGGAACCTGGGTTCTCACGACGGTAAGCATCAACTGCTTTTTGACTCATACCATCAGTCTTATCTCCTTTATTAACCTTTTGCCAGTCTTCGCCAAGATCCTCTCTCCAATTTGAGAAATTTTCTTTTGCAGTTTTGGGTCTAGTCATACTATAGAGTCTTTTATTTCCTACACCAGGAATAAATTCTCCAAGTTCTCCTTTTGCTTTGTCGTTATTATCAACATCTCCATCAGCATCAGTATCAATTCTTTTAACTGCCTTTTTTACTAATTTTTTAAGGTTGCCAGATGGTACTTCATGTGGTGTATGTGCCTGACTATGAATTTCGTTTATTTCTTCGCCTTCCTTTACACAATTAGGAACTACTTTGTCTCCTTTTTTCTTCATACCAACTTGCTTGTAACCAACCCAACATTTTTCATCAATAGATTGTCCACCTTGAATTGGATCAGGTTCAATAAGATTTACTGTTTCAATTTCAAGTGCCTTAAAGTCATCTCTCCAATTTGAAAAGTCGTAACTCTCAGATTTGTTGCCCCAATTAGCGGCACCAACTTTACGACACTTTACAAGTGCCCCAGAAGCATAAGCAGAGGGCCAAACATCATATCTTGCCTTTACTTTGTTGTAGCAGGCATCTTTCTTGCCACTACCCTTACCTGGTTTATCTTTTGCCTCAGTAACTTCTACTTCTTCTTTCTTCATTTTCTTCTTTGGATCTGTAGAAACATAAGTCGGTTTTGCGGCACCAGTTTTTTCTTGTTGTCCTGGATCTGCTGCCTTTTTTCTTCTTTGTGCAGAAAGTCTTTCTGCTTTAGTCATACTTGCTCTTTTTGCCGAAGAAACACATTTGGGTGTTCCTTCACCAGGTTCATCACTTGCACAAGTCCCACCTGTAACAACATTAACCCAACCACTTTTTCCATCTTTTGACTTGGATTTACCAAACCAATCACGAAGACCTTCTTCTTTGACAGTCTCTTCGTTGGTTACATAATCTGCTGCAGTATCAATATAATCTGCTGCTTTAGTAATTTTTGATTGGACCCATGCTTGCAAATTACCCTCACCTTTTTTACCCATCTTCTTTTGAAGACGTTTTACAGCATTGGTGACCGTTTTTAATTCTGAACGAGCCATTGAATATTCATGATCTTTCTTTTCTTCGTTCATTTTTTTCTTACGTCCTTGACAATGAGCACGTTGACTAAAACCTTTTGGGTTATCACAATCAATAGATTTTTTATATTTTTCGGACCAACCCATTATAGGAAAATATTATTCTTTATTATTTAGAAAACCTTGCTTGAGTAACTTTTGAAGTTCTGATGTTGAACCAACAAATACGGCATTATTTGTAACATTGTTGTTCGTGGTTTTTACAGATTGATCTTCAACATCTTTAAGTTTTTTCTGAAGATCAATCAACTTATCAGTAGTATCGGCAACACTTTTAATTAGTTGACCTGCAACTTCATATGCTCTTGGACTTCCACCTTCACCGGCAAGTTCCATAATTCCATTGATTGCTTCCTGACCCTTTTCAATCAATGAATATAAGTTGGCACGAGTGTATTCATAGTCCTTTTCAATATCTGGACCTTTTGATTTTACAGCATCTATTTCAGCAGAAACTTTTTTAGTTTCTACAATATTACTCTCAACGTTGAGAGCTTTGTCGATAGAATCATAATTATCACTCATAATTTATTAAATGTCTTCTTGTTGAGTAGGACTGTAAGACTTAGAATCTGTAAAAAATTCCCAGGACTCACTAAATCCAAAATCATCTCCAGCAGCTGGATCTGCACTGATTGGATCTGGAGTAACAGTGTACCTCATTTCACGTTTTGCAGTTTGTGTATTAGTATCGCTGTAAATATCTGCCTGAACCTTACGAATAAGACCTTCAGTAGTCTCAGAAATAGGTCCAAAGAGATAAGTTTTGGCAGTAAATCTTAAAGTATATATTAGTGCTCTTCTTGTATTAAAATCTCCTTCATAGTCATCTTGGAAATCAATACTGTCTAAAATAATTGGAACGTCTCTTTTTTCTCCGATAGAACTAACAAGATCTATGGTTAAATTGAAAGATGGTTGAAAAAATGGCAAAATTTGCTCAACTATTTGTAAAGCATCATCATTTAATTTACTGAAGATATTCAATTCAAATCCAATATTGTATGGAACTGGCATATAAACTTTTTTTAGGTTATTTCCATCCGATGCCTTAAACGTTTGAGTTATACCAGCTTTTCTTGTTGGATCATATTGTATAGAAACCATTTCGAAGGACATTCGTGGAAGAGTAATAGCAATAGATTTATTAAGTTCCGCCTGTTCCTGAATCTTTGTCAGAAACTTTTGCATCGGTCCATAAGAAATACCTACTCTAGTTTCGTCTAAAATACTCCCATTATCTTTGGAGTGTCTAATATAAACATTATTAAACAAAGTTCCAAAACCAATAATGGTTTTTCTTATGATTTCGTGATAAAAATAAGTTCCTAACATTAATA